ACATAACCAGTTGCACTGATAGGAGAAGCCTTACGTGCACCACGTGCAATAGCACGGAATGCAAGACGGTCATACTTTTCTGCAAGAGCGTAGCCGATCTTACGTGAGATCTCAGAACGAAGATCGTAATGAGAAAGCACTTCGTCCAGTTCATAGACGAAAGCTGAACTGATCAACAGGTCATCAACTGTGATCGTCTTCTCAGCCACAGGAGGTGCACCATTGGAGTCACCAAGAATGCTGTTGCCAGGAGTATGAAACTCTGACTTGGTACGACCTGTAAAGATGAACTGCAATGATTTGCCGTTCTTAAGTGTACGCTTCATGATCAAGTCACGAGCGATTGTATTATTCTGGAAACCTTTGAACATCTCGCCACTGAACAACTTAAGGTACAGTGCACGCTTGTCTCCAGTTAGGTTAGCCTGGCCCAGCTGAGTAAGCTGAGCGGGGTTAACCGTAGATTGAAAAGCCATTTTTTTAGAGAGTTAATAGTTATACGACTCTCAAAGATCTTTGAGTTATTTAATTTTATTGTGGTCTATCCCACCGTCTAGACGGCAAAGGGTATCCTCGTAAGGGCCGATGCCAATAGTGATGAGGGGAATTGCACCCCTCTGTAAGATCTATCTCACTTGGTGTACTTTACACCGCGATAGCAATAAGTCTTGCCTTGCACAGTAACCTCCTAAGAAGTCCCACAAGCCCCGTTCCATGCTTATGGTGTCATGCGTCCCGAAGGATGAACGGACGTGCTTTTAGCCGATCACGGGTGCCTTAGAGGTAGCAAGGTCAAGTGGAAAGTTGTGAGCATTACGTTCATGCATTACTTCCATACCAAGACCAGCACGGTTCAGGATGTCCGCCCATGTATTAATGACGTGTCCTTGTGACTCAACAATAGATTGGTTAAAGTTAAATCCATTCAAGTTGAATGCCATAGTACTAACCCCAAGAGCAGCAAACCAGATACCCACGACAGGCCAAGCAGCGAGAAAGAAGTGCAAGCTACGGCTATTATTAAAAGACGCATATTGAAAAATAAGACGACCGAAATAACCATGTGCTGCAACAATGTTATAAGTCTCTTCCTCTTGCCCGAACTTGTAACCATAGTTCTGACTAATGTCTTCAGACGTTTCACGAACAAGTGACGACGTAACCAAAGATCCATGCATAGCTGAGAACAAGCTGCCACCAAAAACACCAGCAACTCCCAACATGTGGAAGGGGTGCATGAGGATGTTGTGTTCGGCTTGGAATACCAACATATAATTAAAAGTACCGGAAATGCCAAGAGGCATAGCATCTGAAAAAGAACCTTGTCCAAAGGGATAAACAAGGAAGACAGCCGATGCCGCTGCCACGGGTGCTGAGTATGCGACAAAGATCCACGGCCTCATTCCAAGGCGATAACTAAGTTCCCACTCTCGTCCCATGTAACTGTAGACACCAATAAGGAAGTGGAAGATGACAAGTTGGAAAGGTCCACCGTTATAGAGCCACTCATCAAGACTTGATGCTTCCCAGATGGGGTAGAAATGTAGACCGATGGCGTTTGAAGATGGGACAACTGCTCCTGAGATAATGTTGTTTCCGTACAGAAGTGAGCCTGCAACTGGTTCTCTGATTCCATCGATGTCTACGGGGGGTGCTGCGATGAACGCAATGATAAAACAGGTTGTTGCTGCAAGCAGCGTTGGAACCATCAAGACTCCAAACCAACCAACATACAGTCGGTTGTTAGTACTGGTTACCCAGTCACAGAAGTTGTTCCAAATATTCTTTTGTTGTTTTTGTAGCGAAATAGTAGCGGTCATTTAAATAATAGTTCATTGTTTTTTTTTGTTCTAGTAAGTAAGACCATTTTTAGGACTTGGCTGTCCAAAGCTAGGGAGGGAATTGCACCCTCCATTAAATCTATTTAGCTATTAAAAACTATACTTGACACCAAGCTTTGTTCCGTAATCATTTTCATCAGAATCAAAAGTAGCTGCTAGTTCTCCGTAAATAGAGACACGCTCACTAGCTTGAATAGAGCCGCCTACTTTACCTGTAAGCTTAGTCTCTTCTTCACCACCATCAGGTGCGAAGATAGAAGGACCAGCTTGTACGTAGTACGAACCAAAGTTTGCACTGTTCTCATAGCCAAGGTGGAAATCTGTAACATGTCCGTTAAAGTCAGATCCACTGAAGCCAGCATTGTTCTCAATGTTTACATAAGGACCAGCGAGGGCAGGTGCAGCAGCAAACAAAGCAGCGGGGAGGATAGCAAGAATTTTCATTGTAGTTTAGTTAAAAAAGAATAAGTGTGTGTTGTACGATTACCATGAACACCCCAGCCTAGCCAGTAGTATGCAGCATTCATGTAAAAAGGTACTGTTTGATAAGACATTAGAAAAGCATAAAGATCGTTTCTAAATCTCATTTCGGTTATCATGTAATCTGTTTGGCAGTTGAGACTGCTAGGGTCTTGATTACGTTTAGCACAATGGGTGCCGAGACCAATGTAACGATCTTTTGATGTCCATTGAATTAAACCATAACCACCACGAAGGCAGCGATCATAAGGAACGATAGCACCACCCTCGCAGATGTTAGGTTTAAAGTTAGATTCTTGTTGGATGTTACCCATAATGACCGCCAATGCTGTACGGTCTGTCACACCAGCAGATGTCTGTAGTTGTTCTAGAACGTACTGCTGGGGAGCAGTACATTGTGGGCATTCAATCATTTTTTCTTGGCAGTTTTAGCGGCTCGTTTAAAGTTGGCAGCAGTGGGTGCACCAGCACTACCAGGCTTGCGCATCTTTTCATTTGAGCCTTGTTTAATGCGCATCCGTTTAGCGTGGATGTTAGCGTAGAGACCTTTCTTAGCCATTACTTCTTAGTACCTTTCTTAGGTGGCCTTCCTTTCTGTGATCCGTAAGTTCCTTTTCCTTGTGGCATTACCATACTCCGGGGATAATTTGACCAGTTAGTGCATACGCTCCAAGCGCTGCCATCACACCTAGCATTGCTAGGCGACCGTTTAGTTTTTCTGCTTTGTCGTTATGATTCACAGTGTAGTTTTCGTCAGTGTACATGGTGGGTTCTTTAGCAAAAAGGTTTTGTTGTCCGCGATCGTTGGTGGTAACAGTCATTAGAATTCAAGCTCAGAGTTTTCAAGTTTACGCATAACGTCAGAACGATATGCTGGATCGCTATCATAACGTTTGTCACTCATAGCTGCAACGAGTTCTGATTGACTACGGAATGAATTATCAGCAGAAGGTGATGAAGTACGTCCAGTTAATAGTTGTCCATCTTTACCAACAGCATCAAGATACTTATTATTTAATGCTTGTACAGCAAAGAAGATAGCGTTAGCATTACCATCAGCCATTACTGAATCATACATCTCAACTTCTTCTTTAGACAAAGAATTTCCAGCCCAGCTTAGCATGTCTTTATAAGTAGACTCACCACCAACCATTTCAAACAATTGAGTAGCTTGTTGTTCTGTTAGTTTACCAGAATCCTTTTCTTCTGGTACATCTTCTTGTTCGTCGGGGACTTGCTCTTCTTGCTCCCTTTCTTCACCGGCTTCAGCTTCATCACGCGGTTCTCCTAGTTTTTTTTGTAGTGCTAGGTACGCTTGTTCAAGAGATTGTGTGTCTTGAAATTTACCTGCTAGTAGCTGTTGTTGTTCCCCTTCGTTAGCCTCGGCAACAGCGAGAGACTCTTGCTCATCAGCATTAAGTTCTGGCTGATCAGCGGGTGCGTCATTAAGTGTTAGTGTTTCGCTCATGAAATTGGTGGTTGTTGTTGTTCTTGTTGCATCATCTGTACTGCAGCTTGCTCACGTTTTTGTTCAACAGCAGCCATCTGTGGTTCTTGTTGTTGAGCCATCATTTCTTGTTGTTGAGCCATGACTTGTTGTTGTTCTTGCTGTATTTCTTGCATACTCTTGACAAGATTTAATACATCAATACCAGACGCTGCAGCCAAACGTTTGACAACTTCTTCTGGATTAATAAATTGTTGAATAGCTTCTGGTCCCATTGTTTGAGCAATGATTGTAAGAAACTGACCCAAACTTTCACGATCTTGACCACGACCAAGGGCATTGATACCGGCAACAATAGTAGGTTTAACAATACCACCTTTAGGTAAACGTGGGATCTCTCCTGTTTTTTGTGCAACGTTTAGTTTACGATTAAGATAAGGAACAAGGAACTCAACAGTTAGTAGACTAAATAATCCACCAAGTTGTTGTTCTAATTCCATCTGTGTCATACGTACTTCTTCAGCAGTAGTACGTTCTGATTGTCTTACATTAAGAATAAGGAATGCTTCACTTAATCGTTGACTTAAACTACCTAGCATTTGATAAGCAGTTTGAAAGTCAGCTGTCTTACCTACCTGCACAACACCAATGTCATCAGGTCTACCCTGAATAATTGCACCGTTGCCTGCTGCGGCAAGCGTCGATGGTTTGGTTGTACTGGATGGTGAAACAGTAAACACTACCTTAGCAGCTGCTGCGCTCCCTTCAACCAGTGCTTGTGACAGAGCTTCAAGTGACTTAAGATCACCAATGAATTCTTCTACCCTACCACGTCCGTAGACCTCACCGTCTACGTGGTTAAAGCGTAGCACAAGCCATGGGTTTGCGTCAAGTGGTGATTTACCCATTGACTTAGGTAAGACTTGATCGTCTACTTCTTGATGCCAGACCCAACGATTGTTGTCTCTAGTACAGTGTGTGTAAATATCACATTCATCATCGTGTCGTGATGAGTTATCATTGGGTGTATTAGGTTTAGGTTCCTTGTATTCAGGATGAATTTTTTTTAGTAATTTTTTCGAGATTGTTTCTTTTGTTACAATTTCAATAACATTACCGTTACCATCTCTATCTACTACATATCGGTTTAAAGGATAAAGCTTAAGCCCCTCCTTACCCATAAAGATAAGAGCATTACCAGCTACTACAAGATGCTTTAGTGCTTGATGAACGACAACACGATCACTAGAAGCCGCAATGGATTCCATGATAGTACGTTCAACTTTAGCAAATGACAAGTCAAGTTCTGATCTAATCTCTGGTCCTAATTCTTCAGGCAAATTAATATCATTAACTTGTAGCTTAAAGAAGCTGGTTTGTGGAGGTAGCAATGCAAGCATTAATTTACTTGCAAGCGTCACCACACCTTTAGCTCCAACTGATTGCCACGGTGTTGTAAGTTTTAGTGAGCCTTTAGTATAAGTCTCATCCTCTCGGATAAGATAAGGTAGAGTTAGATCTGCTGCTTGTCTAGCAGTATTAAGAAACTGGGAACGGTCTGAAGACAATCTGTCGTATCGTGTTTTAGCTGTCATTAGACGTTCAATACATTAGTTTGTGTTGCTGCGCTAGTACCACCAAGGATACCTGATAAAGCATTTGTAGTGACAGGATTAATTTGTAGTTTCCTGCGTTTAAATCCTTGTGTACCACCAGCACGTGGAGTTTCATATGCACCACCAATTTGTAATGCACCTACCTGACCGGCTCTAGCTTGGTTTTGCAGAGAAGTACGTTGACCTAAAGCTAGTGCTTCTGCAGCTGCTTTTTGTTCTGCTGCCATTTGGTCTAACCTTTGGTTTTGTTGTATCTGTAAATCATTTAAGTATGCAGTTTGCTGACTTTGCATTTCTGCAAGCTGTGCTCCGAAATCAGGTTTAGCTGCTGTCTCTTTAGCTGCTGTCTCTTCAGCTGCTTTTATTTTAAGTGTTTCATACAAACCTCCGGCTTGGCCTGCAACATTACCACCAGCTAAAAGACTCTGGTTTTTGTCAAGGAAATTAAAAATATCTGTGTTTGAACCACCACTTTTTAAAGCTTCTTCATAATCTTTATGTCCAAATCTCTCTTTGGACTGACCAAATTCTGTAGAAAACCTATGGGTTCTAGCAGCATTTGTGGCCTCCAAGTCCTTAATTCGATCTTGATAAACGTTATTTATTACTGGGGGAGCGGCTTGTTCTACTGTTGGTTCTGTTTTTGTTTCAGCGGCAGTTGTAGCAGCAACTGGTGTATCTTTTTTATAAACGTTAATTGGAGTACCATATGTAAACCCACCACCTTTTTTTGGAGCTTTGGATGTGAAAGTATAAATAGGTGTGGGATTTTGTTGTGATGGTACTGACGAATAGTTGGAGCTAACATTACCACTGGCATCAAAATATCTTTGTTGCTCAGGAGAGCGCCCAACCCAAGCCATATAATCTCTTATTGTCAAAGCCATTAGTTCTCCTCCATATAATTAATGACCCACTCAACAACACTACGCTGCCCGGATCTAAACATAATTTTTTCCATTGTATCTTCAGGGTTAGGGTTGGTTGGTGGAAATGATTCTTCTAATGCAAGGATAAGTCCACGGGAATTCATTCCTAAGACTTCAAGCGTATTGGGGGAGATTGACATTGCTATGCTCAAAGAACGCTGGCATTCTAGCAGCTTTAGTTTCAGAAAGCTCAGGAGCCTTACCTTCATACATTAAGCGATCACTAGAATCCAGCCAAAATTTTTTATCCAAATATTTATCGGTAGTATTAATACCTAGGGGTTGCATTACCCAATTGATAGTTGCCTTGCGGAGTTTATCAAGACTAGGGCTGACAGTAAGCCCCAACTCCCGACAAACAATGCTATTGGCAGCAACGTGAATTTGTTCATCTCTGCTTATATCCGCACTAACTGTTCGCATTCCAGCGTCACCATTAAAGCGCATGAATGGTAAAAGAACGAAGAAAATTGCACGTTCGGCAACCATTGCTTTGAGGATTGTATGATCAGGATGCGCAGTCCAAGCTTCCCTGAGCCGCAAAGCTTCCGATTCAGCTTTTTCGTCAACACCGTAAGCATTGGCAATGTAACCAAGTGCCAGGTCGTGATTTTCCTCGTCGGTAACATTTGATTCCAATAACTCCCGCGATAGTTTTGGTACGTCGGTAGCCAATCCATTACGGATAAAATCTCCCACAGGTAGTTCCATATGTCGCAACGCAAGAGCACGGTGTACCGTTTCTTCCGCCCCTGCCTTGCATAATCCGGCAGTTGTCTGGACTGGTGTCCATTTTCTTTTTCTGTTTAGTAGTTTCTCGTAAGGGTTCATTCTTGACAATCACATGTAATTTCTTCATTTAAAAGTTCCTCTAAATAATTGTCTACTTCTGATTCATCTAATGCAGCATATGCACTAGATTTATCTTGTGTATCACTCATCACTTGTAGTGAATAATAGAGGCTTGTTTGCGGAGACCGTAGCCACTCTTCCACGAATTCATTATCGTAGGTTACCGAATCACTCCACGAGTTGAAACTGTATCCATGAAGAAGTCCTGTGCGATTAAGCATCGTCATGATGCCGTCAGCCACTCTCTTATAATTTTCCCAGCCTACTTCTGACGCAATCTCTACGTCACCATAGTTGTAAGTTTGTACTCCGAAAGTACCGCTGTCGCGATCAACTGTCTGCGAGATAGGTGGAGCGATTTCTGGTGTGCTAGTATAGCCATCCAAATCCACGCTTCTATAACTGCAACTGGCGGTTGGAGCGATAGCAAAGGCTCGAACCATATTATGCTCCCTAGCAATTGTGGCTGCTTGGTTAATTCCTGAAGCAATTTGAGAGACAAGTTCATAAGCTGCTGAGCGGATAGTTTCACCGTTGTTGTATTGTTCTAATGCACGACCAAATTGATCGTATGTTACTCCGTACCTCCGTAGGAGATTTGCGAGGCCAAGCATTCCGAGTCCCACTTGTCTATCAACTTCAGGCGAGAGGTATTCTCCAGAATCTCCGACAGCTGTCCTACTATGTAGGCTGCACAGCTCGGACATACCTTCAACAAATGCTCGTGGGATGTTGTCGAACTCACAGGCTCCAAGATTGATATGCTGTAGTAGACAGGTACCTCGTGATGGCAGGTATACTTCGAGACAGACGTTACCTCTGATGCGATTTCCTTCATTGTCATATTTTACTTTGTTTAGCCAGATGTCACCGGACTTGATTCCAAATAATAGTTGTTCCTTAAACGTACAATCCTTCCACCACTCTTCAGTGATGTTGATGCATCGTTTGACCCAAGGTAATTCCGATCTAGGAGTAGTAATAAAGTCAAGAGCATCGGGGTGATTGAGCGAAATATGGAGAACAATCGCACCGTTCTTGTAAACGCCACCTCTACGTAGTATTTCATTTAAACTACTATAAATTTTACCAAAACTTACAGGACCAGAAGCTGTTACACCTGACTTACGGACATAACCTTTTGGGTCAAGTTTGTCTAGATGAATAGCACATCCTGCACCATACCTAAGAGCATGTGATGCAAACCTCCAGCTGGACTCTATACCATCTGGTCCTTCCATTTCGTTTTCTACGACCATAACCGTGCAGCTGACGGGTAAGCGATGAGTAGGATCATCAATCCATGATTGAACCCGTCCTGTGCGGGAAATATAATTAGACATTAGTTAGATCAGTAAGGTTTGGTGGTTTGTAATTAGGTCCTTTTAAGACCTTACCGTCCGCACGGTAAATAGGTCGAAGATTCTCATCTAGTTTAGACATGTTTGATTTATGAACACGATCCATAGCTTCATCTAAATCCCACCCTTTGTTAGCAGCAAATTGATAGCACACATAGACAAGATCACAAAGCTCTTTTAATTGCTCTGTTTCATCTTTAAAATGAAAAGCTTCATGAAATTCTGACCATTCTTCATCGATCAAAGATTTCTGTGTCAAATTCTGTTTCGGACCACTCGGGACAAAATAGGCATTCCGAAACTCCTGAGCTTGTTGTAGTAATGTGGGATAGTTCATTTTCTAGATAGTGGATTGCTTTTTTAAGATCAGATTCTGCGCTATCTTTGTGACCAGCACGGCAGATATATTTAACTGCATTACCAAGATGATAATTTAATTGTTGATCTCGGATGAAATCCCAGCATTCGATGGAGCCTCTTGTGTAGTAGGCAGGTGATTGGGCCATTTTTTAACTAGGTTAGATACAGTGTTAGCTAAGGCAAAGTTTTGACGTTGTAACGCCATAAATAAAGTAATGATATCTGATTTATCAGCTTTAGGTAGTAAGTCTTCAAGCCTTCTTATTTTAAAGTCTTGCTCCACTGTCAATTCTATAATCGGCGGAGGGGGTAAAAAGGATGGGTTGTTTTGCTCTCCAGTCATAATCATTGTTAGTAAGAATCTTTGCAAGTCTTGCGTTTTGTAATGCAATGTCTTCACCAAGATCCTTCTCAGCAAATGCATCAACAACTGTTTTCCAAGTGTAACCTTTGTCATTAAACAAAGCAACAGCACGTTTAATACCTATACCAGGTACACCACTGTATCCATCTGTTTGGTCACCTGAAAG